CATGGCGCGTCGGTCCTACCAACGAAAAATCCCGCACGGAAGATCAGCCCGTGCGTGGCCAGCCGCTTTGCTACATCGACGCGCGCGCGGTGATGGATCGGTTTGACAGTGTCGTCGGGTTCGACGGCTGGCAATGCAATTACACGCCGGGCGTGAGCACTTCGATTGTCTGCAACATCAGCATCAAGTTTCCCGTGATCTACAACGGGCAGCAAGTTGGGCACGAATGGGTGTGGAAGGGCGACGGTGCGGGCGCCACCGACATGGAAGCGGAGAAGGGCGCGCTCTCCGATGCGTTCAAGCGCGCGGCGGTGCGTTGGGGCGTGGGTCGCTATCTCTATGAAATCAAATCGCCGTGGATCACGCTGGAAAAGCACGGCCGGACGGCGGTGATCAGCGACGAATATAAAACCAAGCTCGACAATCTTTATCAGGAGCACGTCAAGCGCATTCAGCCGGTCATTGGCGTCAACGCCTATCGGCAAGCGTACCGGCTTCTGATCGGCACCATTAACACCGTCTCGCTCGCGGACCTTGCCGCCTATGCGAAGGCGAACGAGGCAACGATTGCCGGCTTGCCGGCTGCGATGCGCGACCACGTCCTGTCAACTATTCACAAGAGGAAGGCGAGCACATGAGCAACAGGGAAGCATTGGGCTATCTACATCACGCCATGCTGGCGGTGATGCACGCGCAAACGCTGTTGACCGACGAGCCTGTAAAGCGCCCGCGCCGCAAGCGCCGGGTGCGGCGGGCGAAAGCGGCGAAGCGTGTCCCGGTCAAGCGCAGCGCATGAACGTCTGGAACGCACTAGAGGCTTTGTGCGGCGAAGATAATCCGCGCCTCGTCGTCATCATCGAGAAGGACGACGCGGCGCAGATCATGGCGTTGCGCTATGCGCTGGCGGAAATTTTGGACGGCATCACGGAAAAGAAGATCATTCACGCCAAGCAACTATTGGGGATGCAAATCAAATGAGGGGCAAGGGCGCGTTGCTTTTCTCGAAAGAGCAGCCGGAAATTTGCGGCTATCTGAGGATCAACGGCGATGATTACTCGATTGTGGGTTGGTATGCCTCGCCGATCCGCGCGACCATTGAAGTAACCCGGATCAGCGACGATGAGGACGGAAGCGGACCAAGCGCGAGCGAACGCAATTGCGCTGGAGGTTAAAAAGGACGGCCTGCGGCAGCGGCAAAGCGGCGATTGGGTTCTAAGCCTCGTCATCGCTGCCGTGCATATGGACGCGCGGATTACGGGCGCCGCCATGGGTACGCGGTATCAGTGCGCTCTCGTCGAAGTCGACGACAACGAAAGCCCGGTAGACGATCCGGAGAAACAGAAATGGCGCGACCTAGGCCCGGTCAAGCAAGCCGCGCTGCGCTGTCGCGACCCGGTGTTTTGGGCGTTCCTCAAAGAGGAAAAGAGACGGCCGGTCCATTCGCAGGAGGAAGCGGCCGACATTGTTCGCCAACTCTGCGACGTGCCGTCGCGCGCCGACCTGGCTATCAACACCAGCGCGCGCATGGAGTGGTTCGGTATCGATCACCACTTCCAAGCATGGAAGGCGGCGCAAAATGGTTGAACCGTTTTTCAAACAGCCGCGCGAGCGCGACGAAAAACATTTGGCATGGATACGCACGCTGCCGTGCTGCCTGTGCGGCGCGGTCCCTGTCGATCCGGCGCATTTGCGCGTGGCCTCGATCAATGACGACAAGCGCGAAACCGGCATGGGCGAGCGGCCCTCCGACAAGTGGGTGTTGCCGCTCTGCCGGCGTCATCATGACGAGCAACATTCGATGAACGAGCGGGAGTTTTGGTCAAGCTACGGTGTCATGGACCCGTTCGCGCTCTGCATGCACTACGCGGGGCCGCGATGACGGCGGCGCGCTTTTCGATTTGGGTGCGCGAGCACGGCAGCGACCATGACGTTGAACTGTGCGCCGTCGATAGCAACCCGCAGCCATTGGTGACGGCGCTCTATGCCAAGCGGATCAAGGTCGGCAAGGGCAAGCAAATCGCAAGGTATGATTACATTCGGGTGGTCGACAATGGGACGAATGAAAGACCTGTTCGGTGATCCGCTATTCGGGACAAAGCCGCGCTTGCTGCATCGAACCGACAGCCCGCGCACCTCTGTCGAAGCCGCCTATAGCGTGCAGACAACCAAACGTGAAAAGCAAATGTTCGACGCGATTTGCGCCCATGGGTCACACGGCTGCATTTCCGACGATTTGCTCGATCAATTCCCGGCGCTCTCCTATTCAACTGTCACGGCGCGGCCCTCGGCGCTTGAGCGCAAGGGTTTGATTGTGCGCGGCCCCGACAGCCGCATTGGGAAGTCCGGCAGGCAGCAACTCGTGATGCGGAAATCCTCCAAAGCGGATGACCTTCTAGCGCGCGAGCTTGACCTGCGGTGATCGATGCAACGGCCATGGATGCCTTTCTATGTTGGCGACTACATTAGCGACACGGCACACCTAAGCCCGTTGCAGCATGGCTTGTACCTGCTTTTGATCCTGCACTATTGGAGCACGGGCAGCTTGCCTGATGACGATCAGGCATTAGCCAACATCGTCCGGTTGCCGCTCGATGAGTGGCTGTTGCACCGCCGCGTGCTGAAACGGTTTTTCTATGATGGCTGGAAACACAAGCGGATCGAGGCGGAATTGCGCCGCGCCACCGACAAGATCGCCAAGGCGCGCGAGCACGGGCAAAAAGGTGGCCAAGTTGCTTCGATGAACCGCGAAAAAAATCGCTATCTGCTTCAACGTTTTAAGTAGCGGGCGCTATAGCGGGCGCTTTAGCGGACGCAAGTGCGCCCGCGTTACTAACCACAATCACAATATCTTTTCCCTTACTTCTGTCTGTGTATGCTGCTGCGCGCGCGAGGGGCCTTCAATGGAAGATTGCGGAGGCATCGCATGCAACAGCCAACAGCCGGGCCGACGCCCGAACGTCTGCGACAGTCACACGGCAATTTTGAAATCGGCGGCAATCGGAGGGACGGCCAACGCTTCAAGATGACCGACAGCCCGCTAGGGAAGGCGCTGGCGCGGGAAATCATTTCGGGCGAGGAATACACCGGCCTGAAAGTCTACGCGCTGCATTGGTTCGCGGCGGGCTTGCAGGGCCATTTAAACAGCCTCGATCCGAACCGGGTGTTCGCGTTTGATCCCGCAGCGATGACCGGGCTTGCCCGATCAGAGGCGCAAGCGGACCACCGGCAGCGCTACTATCTGGCGCGGGAGCACATAGGACGGCGACCGGCGTTCGTGGCGGACAGCGTCGCCTGCCGTGAAACTGATCTGACCACGGTCGGGCATTGGCTCGGCTTCAAATCGGACTACCGGGGCCGGGCGGCGGCCTTGGATATCCTCCGGGACGCGGGCGGCCGGCTGTCGGCGCTTTGGGAAAAGTTAAGGAACCAATAAATTTGAATGTTGACAAAAGGGGCGGCCGGCCCCTTGATCCTGCTATCCGCTAAATTCGTGCGCCGGTCGAGCTTGTACCCCCCTTGCGCCGCCGACGCGGTCTATAGCGGAAGGTTTGGGCCTCCATTGCGGTTGCAAAAATCGAAAGGCCGGCTTGCCCACACGAGCCGGCCTTTTTGTTTTTAGCGGTCGCGCATTTCCTCGCGGATGATTTGGCGCATGCGCTTCTCGCGGTCCTCGCGCGCTTGAGCAACGGCGCCGTCAATGGCAGCGATGATGCACCCGCAGAAATACAGGATCGCGAGAAACACAGCGACCGGCCAAAGCCACGAAATGAGCACGTAGACCACGACAAACACCAATTGCCAAAAGCCGACAAACAGGCTGACGAATAAATCCCACGTCATTGCCGCGCCTCCTTCAATCGTTCCACGAGGCGCAGCACGGTCGCGCTCTGCCATGCTTTGCCAGTGTGAGACTTGACGCCTTGCGCGTTGAGATAGGCCGCAATGCGCCGCGACGACAAATTGATCACTGGCCAAACGGTTTCGCGCAAGCTTTCCGCGAAAGCGTCCGCTTGATCCGCGTTGGCTTTCGCCTGTTCGGGATTGCCCAACGCAACGCCACGGGCTTTGGCAGCGGCTAGGGCGTGCTTTGTCCGCTCTGCGATCATGCGGCGCTCTTGCTCGGCGAGCGCGGCGTAAATGTGCAACATGAACGGATCGGCGCTGGCGCCTAGCTCGGCGACGATGAACGGCACGCGCTGCGCCATCAAGCCGGCGATGAACGCCACGTCACGCGACAGCCGGTCAAGCTTGGCGACGATAACCGGGCATTTCAGTTTCTTGGCATCAGCGAGCGCGGCGGCAAGCTTTGGACGCTTGGCGAGTGCATCGCTGCCCTTGCCAGTTTCGACTTCGATAAACTCGCCAGCGATGGCCATGCCCTCGGCCGCAGCGAAGCGCTCTATGGTCGCGCGCTGC